TTTTTACCATCTTCAGCAGCTTCCGTAATGTATTCTACATCATCACTAAAGTGTTCTGATATTAGTTTCATGTTCTCACTCCCTATTGTAGATTATCATATCCAGAAGTTTTTCTTAACTTTAACCAGATTGTTCCTACAGATGCACTACCGTTTGTTAATAATATATCACCAGTTACACCACTACCACCATTATTTGCAATAGAAGGCATAGACTGAGCACCAGTATTATACGCACCGTTTCCGTTTAATGACAACGCAACAACATTTGATGTTGCATCAAATAAAATATCTGTTTGTGAACCAGTAGTCCATTGACAAGCAACAATACTTAATCTTGGGTCTGTAGAGGCACCATCTAAATTAGATGCATCTAATATACTGGCCGCACTATTTGTTCCAGTTGTTGTCACCTTGATAACTGTCTCAAAATCTGTGTCCTTTAGAACAATTGCACTTACTGCCATTGATATTCTCCTAACATTTCTCTTTCAAAATACTTTAAAAGTTCTGGTTCACTAACCTTGAACTTTGATGCACCTTGTTTTATAGTCTTTTCAAAACTATTTAGGAAATCTGAAGGTTTCGCATCCATTACACCAAATATATAGTCAACCGCCTTACGCATTGCAGGCGATAGTTTTCTATATTCCTTGGTTTTCTTATGCTCATCCTTTTCAGGCAAGTCAAGTTGCTGGAACTTCTTCTTCATCTTCCTCTACTTCTGGAATGTGTTGCGTTACAATTGTGTTTGCAACTTCTTCTCTTCTTTTTTCTAATGCAGCTCCTACTTTTGTTTGAATTGCATTTTTAAATTGTGATTCTGCACCAAGATTATCTCCAGATGCAATTGCATCAACTATTTCTTTACTCATTTTTTAACCACCTTTATTTCACTTATTTGTTTATCACCTTTTGGTGTATGACTCATCATCATATCATCATCTTCCCCACCACCTTCATCTTCAATTTCTTTTGACATAAGTTCAATCTCTTCATCAGATTGACGAAGAACATTTTTCTGAACCCATTTCTTAGAAAAGAAGTTTCCGACATATGGTTCTAGTGTTCCTAACATATCAATACGTTCTCTTAGTATTTCTGCATCACGAAGTTCTGCAAAGTGTCCGTCTTGCATCCAATCGTATGCGATATGTTCTTTCATAGAATCCCATTCTTCTTCTGCGATAACACCAGTAAGTATTAACTGTGTACGCAATAAGTCATGGAATACTTTTGCAAAGTTCTTTCTTAATCGTTGGACAAACTTAGTAAATTTAAGTTCATCTCTTGTGATTTCTGTAGACCTACCCAATGAGAAGTTTTGTTCAGCTTCCATTCTTGAGATTGGAACATTCAGTGACCTATAAAGTTTTCTCTGGAAATAAATGATATCATCAATCTCTCCAAGGTTTGAACCCCCAGGCAGTGTAGTAATTTCTGTTCCTCTACCACCTTCTCTTCTTGGTAACCAGAAATCTTCCAACATTGACATATGATTTCTATCATCTTTAATCTCACCAGTAGATGCATCATATACCAGTTTGTTACGATAACGATTCATAACATCTTTTAAGTATTGTTCTGCTTTAATCTTTGGTAGATTACCAACGTCAATATAAAAGATACGTCTTTCTGGAGCTCTTGATATTCTGTAAATAACAAGACTGTCTTCAATCATACGCAGTTGGTTTACTGGTTTGATTGCTTTATGTAGATAGGATAATACTGAACCTCTATTCTGGTCAATAATACCAGAAGGACAATACGCAATAGAATCTTTTGTAATTCTAATACCGTTAGTCATAGAACCACCAGTAGTAATACCATATTCATTATAGATATAATACTCTACTGCTTTTTGTTTTTCTTCTACCATTGTCAGAGGATTAGGTTTACCAGATATTTTTTCTCTGACCTTCTTTACTTTTTGAGGGTCAAGATATCTTAATTCGGTAATACCTTTTCTTGTGTCTTTTGTATCAATAACTTTGTGATAGAATAAACGACCATCAACATACCATCTTCTGAATATGTCATGTCCTTTTTCTTGAAAAGACATTAGTTCAAGAACTCTATTGAACTCTTCTCTAATTCTTCTTTTTACCTTATCGGATTGTTTCAGTCCATCCAAGGCTAACGAAATCGGTGCATCAAATTCGTTAGATGCAACCGCTTCACTAATAATATCTTCAATTGCACTGTCACACTCTGGTTGTTGTGAAATGCTACGATATCTCTTAATCAAATCGTACTGGGTTCTATCTTTCCCCTCAATATCTACAGTTGAGGAATAGAAACCACCGTGTGCAATATCTTCTGCACCATCATCAGAAGTGGGGAGCGTGAATGACGCTCCCTCACTATCTTTTTTACGAGTGATTGTGAAACCAAATAATTCAGCCATAATAACTCCTTTTCATACTACTATTTAGTAGAACTATTAGAAGTTAACTGACGAGGCTTCAAAGTGTGAATATCTCCAAGTTACTGAAAACTCTTCAATAGCATTTGCAGTTTCATAACTTAACTCAATCGCACCAGTACCTTGAGGCATACAGTTTCTTAAAATGTAAGATTTAAGAACGGTATCATCTCTATCTAACTGTTCTACAGTCAAATCAGCAGTATAATCTGCAACATTTGATAGACCAGTATTAGTCACTGTATCATTGATTGCGTTCAACCATCTTTCCATTGCATTTCTAATGTTGAAATCAGTATCATTGATAACTGTGGTTTCCCAAGTTTCAAATTCTCTGTCTCCAGCAATATAGAGGTTTCTACCTCTAAATGGAACTGCAATTTCAGCGATTGTCTGTCCAGGCAAGGCAGCTGCTTTGATTAGAAAAGATGCTTTTCTAACGTCAAGACCAGTTGCAATTGCACCAGGCGTGTTGAAAGTTACTCTAAACTGGTTTGCTCTCGCACCACCACCAATAAGGTTTGCTTTAAATTCATCTAAAGTTGCCATTTAACTACCCCCCTATCTCTGAAAATGCGACACCAGTTCTCACTGCAATGAAGTTCAACTGAATGAAGTTAATAGACCTTGCTGGTTTGATGAAGATATCTGCAACAAACTCGTTTCGGTCAATTACTTCTCCAGTATTGTTAGTTCCATCTGCAACAACACTAAAGTCTGTTATACCCCTTCTACCTTGAATATCTCTCAAGAAAGGTTCAACTAGATTTCTAAATTGTGCTTGAGTAAATGCATCATTGAACTCAAACAACTGGAATTTAGCAGCAGTTGCAATCGCTTTCTCCAGTAAGATGAACAATCTACGAACATTAATTCGGTCAAATGCACTTGGTTTTGCAAGAGCAGTCTTATCACCGAATAATACCGTACCATTGCCTGGGAAGGCAACAACTGGATTAATTCGAGCAGGATAGAGAATATCTCTCTGTGCTTTGGTTGGGTTAAACGCAAGTTTAACTGCACCACGAATTTGTCCTCTGTTAAAACCACCAGGCGAGAAGAATGGGTCTGCAACTGTGTCTACGTTTGCACAAAGACCAGCGATATCACCATTCAAAGGAATAAATCTAAATACGTCATTAAATTTATCGAATTGATATTTGTATCCACTATCAAATACTGCATAAGATGAACTTGCAAGTCCATTAAAGAAATTTACAACATTCGCAGCTTGTGTAGTTGAGTTTGCAATATTAACAACATCTGCTCGTCTTGGAGAAATAAAGACTACAACGTCTTTTCTTTTTTCTGCAAGGTCGATTAGATTTGTTGCATGAGTTGTACCACTTGCACCAGCAGGAGTTGAACCACCCATAATTAAGTTTACATCAACTGTTTCAGCATCAGCAAACTCTTCATATGCACTGTCCAATTCACCAACTGATAATGAATAGTCATCCGTTCCACCAGAAAGTGTAAAAGGAATTTCACCAGTAGTACCAGTTCCAACTGGGAAAGCATCACCAGATGTTCCAGCAGTTCCAGCGGCAATCTTACCACCACCAGCACCAAGGATTGAACTATGGTCTAACCAGTATACAAATCCAGATTGTTTGAAGATTACATCTGGGTAGTAGTTAGTTCCACCTTGTGCAGTTTTAGCACCAAATGCTTTTGATACAAATGAGTATGTTTCCAAAACAGCATTTGTTCTTTCACCAGCAGTATCTTTTCTGAAACCAGAAATGTTACCAGTTGTATCAAATACAACAATATGCATTTCATCATCAGCAAGGTTTTTACCAGTTGCATAAGGGGATGTTCCAGGCGCACTATCAAATAAATCATAAAATGCCCAACGTCTACGAATAAACGTATTATCTGGAATAACGGCTTTTACACCACCACCATTTGGATTGTCTTTTAATCTAACTGTTAGGTCATGTGTAGCGATTGCAGTAATTTCATATTCATTACCTTCATCACCAGCAATATGTGCAAATGCAGTTGAATCAGAAGATGCATCAGCAGTTGAGAAAGAAATTAAATCCCCAACATTAAATGCTGTTCCAGCGTCTACTTTAATTACTGTTGAACCAGCAGCGTCTTCACCAACTGTCTGGTTTGATGAACCTAAGTTTTCTTCATAGGCAAGTGTACCTAAACACATGGATACACCTAAACTGTTTCCGTGTGTTCCAGCAGTTCTTGCACCCCATTCTCCAGAGGATGCTTGACCAGCTGAATAATTGTCTTGATAATGAGTGTCGGACTTAATCAAAAGACCAGAACCACCACTCATTGCGTTTGTAATTGCACTTTGTGCTCTTACAACTCTTAAAGCATTACCATACTGCAAAAAGTTAGATGCAGTAAAGAATGTCTCAAAGTTACTTCCATTGGGTTTACCAAACAGTCTGACTAAATCTTCTTCCGAAGATACTGCTGTAATTTCTCCTACTGGGCCTTTTTCAAAGGCACCAGCAATCGCACCAATTGATGTTGATACGGCAGGAACTACATTAGTTAAGTCAACCTCTTTGACAAGAACCCCAGGCGATACTTGGAAAGGCATATTTTTTCTCCTTATTCTATGTCAAATAATTCATTCTTGTGTATATTTAGTAAAATTGAGTTTCTAAAAACTCGTTTTTATATGTACTAGAATCTATAAATAATACCATGTCATACTATAAACGATATCAAAAAACCATTAAAGAGGTTGCAAAGAAAAACTATAACCGAAGAATTATCTGGTTAAATGAGTTTCTTGCACCCCATGCTTGTCACCATTGTGGTGAACCAGAAACAGCGTGTCTTAAATTTTACCCCCATGATAGAGAAATTCGTTATAAATCTAAACGATTAGGTCTTAATGAAGAATCTAGAAAAGAAGTAGTCAATCTCATAGAAAAATCAAAAATAGTTTGTGCTAATTGTTACATTAAATACGAACATGACATTATTGATATTATGTAGGGATTTGTTATTCTTTACCAGTTATTACTATAATCTCTTACTACTGGACTCCACCTTTGTCCATATTCATCAACAATGTTCTCACCCAATGGGTCATCTACACCGTTATCCATAAATCCGAATGGAGCCATGTCTTGTTCTAATTGGTCTTGTTGTTCTAAGAACATTCTCTCCCTAATATCTACGTTTGTTAATTCTTTAAAATATGTTTGATTTGTCATCCATGCAAACAATACACAACACATTGCAAGGTCATCTGTGTGTCCTTCTTCTGC